CCACCGCCGTCTCTGAGAGCTTCGCCATCACCGGCGTGACCCTGTTTGCTGAGTATCTGGACGGCATCTCTGTCCAGACCATCACCCCGGGCGAGTGATCGCCCCTTTGTAAGGAGGACGCCCCATGACTGTACCGGAGCTGTGCGTCTACACGCACAATTTTTTTGACCGGGCAGACGCCCCCATTGCCGGAGAGTTTGCCTTTGAGCCGGATACCGTTCCCGCCGGGGTAGTGCCAGGGCAGTATTTCCTCGTGTGCGGATCCATCTTCAATGACGGCGTGCACAAGGCCGGGGACGGTGACCTCACCGCCGAGACCTTCACCGGGACGGTGCAGCCCATGCGCGTGCCGCCTGATTTTGTGGCGCTTGCTGAAAAAATCGACGCATACGATAAGGCGCTCCCGTCCGGCGGCGTGTATGTATCTCAGTCCTTCGGCGGCTGGTCCGGCACAATGGCTACAGGCACGGACGGCCTGCCTGCAGACGGCAAGACCCGCTATAAATCCGAGATCAATCAGTGGAGGAAGATGTGACATGGTCAATCCGTTCACTGCATCCACCGTGATGCAGAGCTTCACCCAAAAATACCGTTTCCAGACCCGCAGCTATGAGCCGGACGGTGTTGGCGGCTTTGTGTCCGGCTGGACAGACGGCCCCGAGTTTGAGGCCGTGGAGCGCCACGATACAACCGTGGAGGCTCAGGTTGCAGAGCAGGCGGCTACGGCGTCCACCTATACCCTGCTGGTCAACACCGGTGTGCCGCTGGCTTTCCCTGACTACGTCAAGCGGGTGAGCGACGGGCAGACCTTTCAGGTGACGAGCGCAGCCGATGAGGGCAATGCCCCGCCGGAATCCGGCATGGGTCTGCGGGCCGTGAAGTGCAAAAAGGCGGTGCTGCCGTGATGGGGCCGTCTGAGAGCATCAACCGGGCGCTGAACACGTTTTTCAACGGGTTTGGCATCCCGGGCTATCTGGAAGATAACATCCCTCCCGGTGCAGAACTTCCGTATCTGACCTATCAGCCGACAATTCCCGGCGGCTGGAACGATGAAGCATCATTCCACGCCCGGCTTTGGTATCCGAGTGCCAAAGGACGGACGCCTATTTTACAGACCGAAGACAAAATAAGCGCAGCCCTTGCAGATGGTTTGACCATCGAATGCGAGGGCGGCGCTATTCTTTTGCGCAAAGGCAGCCCGTGGGCGCAGCCACTCGACAACCCGCCCGAGGGCTATCTGTGCGAATACCTCAATTTTGAGCTTACACGGCTTATCCCGTGAGAAAGGATCCTTTATGCCTGAAACTCTGGCAAAAAAGTTCGCGGTCAATGTGCTGACCCCGGATGCGTTCAAGAGCATCCCGAAAGGCTCCGGCAATCTGCTTTCCACATTTGAACTTTCCGCTCCCAAAATCGACAGCACCAATGTCGTATGTGCCTCGCAGGGCGGCGTGACCATCTCCTACAGCAACAGCATGGAGGATACGCTGGCCGACATCGACAACGCACCCACCAACACCAAGCAGGGCAATGAGGTCACCGGAACAACCGCCACCATCGCCTTTACCACTCCCAACGCAAGCCCCGACGTGCTCAAGCTGGCCATCGGCACGGCTGACATCGATGCGGACGACCCCACCCATGTGGTCCCCCGCATCGAGGCTGCCCTGAAGGACTACAGGGAGCTGTACTGGGTTGGCCCTATGATCGGCGGCGGCTTTCTGGTTTGCAAAATTTTCAACGCCCTTTCTTCCGGAGGCCTGAGCCTCAAGACGGCTCACCGGGGCGGCGGCTCCATGCAGATCACTCTCACCGGCTACGCCGACCTGGAAAATCCCACTCAGGCCCCCATGGAATTTTACTCGATCGTCAAGGCCCCGACCGGGGACTAAGGAGGACATATGCGCAATATCATCGATCTCGACGGCACCGAATACCTCAAGCGCACCTATGAGTGTGCGCAGGCTTATAAAAAGTACGTGGCAGACTCCGGCGTGATGGACATTCTGGGCCGCGAGCCGGAGCTGACCGGCACGGAGACGGACGAAGAGCGGCTGGAAAAGCGCAGGGCGCAGGCCAACAAAAATGCCGTGGACATGACCAAGCTGCTCTACACGGACAAGGCAGACCTCACCCTCGGCATCCTGCCCCTGTTCGTGGTGCTGGACAAGGATGAGGAGCAGCCGCCTACCCGGGTGCTGGCCTCTGCCATGAGCCGGGCGCTCCGGGACGTGGACTTCATGGATTTTTTTCAGTCCTTGATGTGATCGGCGCGGACGGCTACCGGCGGCTGGTATCCACCATCCGGCTGGATATGCTCCGGCTGCTGGGCAAGCCGTACATCATGGAGCATATCCGCGCCGAGGTGCGCAGGCATCAGGAGGCGCAGCTTTTCCGGGACTATGTGGCCGACGCCATCGGGCAGTATCTCGGCATCCAGCCCCTTTACTCCGGGCTTGCATCCAAGCATTTCCCCCTGCTACACACCAAAGAAGACACCCGCACGGCGGAGCAGATTACCGCCGAAAATGCAAAAGCTCTGGCGGAGCTGTGCGGAGGAGGTGAAACGCCCTGAACATATTTAATCTGGAAGCGACTCTGTCGCTGGATGATTTCGCTTACCGGCAGAGCATCCAAAACGTGCAGAACAGCACCAAAAGAGTTGTCACGGAGCTGGGCTCCGAGTACAGCAAAGCAGCGCAGAAAGTCGCCGAGCTGACAAAGCGATACAACGAATCGGCTGAAAAGACCGGGCGCACCTCTGCGCAGACCAAGGAGCTGAAAGCCGCTCTGGCCTCTGCCCGAGCCGAACTGAAAGAGACCACTTCGGCTCTGAAATCAGCCAACATCGGCATGACGGAGTTTGGCGGTTCATCCGAGACCGCCAGCGGCTCTCTCACCGGAGCCATCACCAAAGCCAACCTGCTTACCGGCGTCATCTCCAAAGTAAGCTCCATGGCCCTGTCTGCGGCCAAGGATTTTATCCAAACCGGTATCCAGTATAACGCCCAGCTAGAAAGCTACACCACCGGCTTTACCAACATGCTGGGCAGCACTGAGGCGGCCAAAGCGGCCATGGACGCCATCCAGGAGGACGCCGCCCGCACCCCCTTTGACGTGGCGAGCCTGACACAGGCCAATCAGCTGCTCATCAGCGCCGGTGAAAATGCAGGCTACTCCCGCAAGGTCATCATGGCGCTGGGCGACGCTGTTTCGGCTACAGGTGGCGGCAATGCAGAGCTGTCCCGCATGTCGGCAAACTTGCAGCAGATCGCCAACGTGGGCAAGGCGTCCGCCATCGACATCAAGCAGTTTGCCTATGCAGGTATCAACGTCTATCAGGTCCTGGCCGACTACACCGGAAAATCGGTGCAGGAAGTCCAGAAGATGACCATCAGCTATGATACTCTGTCTCAGGCCCTTATCGCGGCCAGCGAAGAGGGCGGACGATATTACAACGCCATGGACACCCAAAGCCAGACCATGAATGGCCGGGTATCCACGTTGAAAGATAACGTGAGCCAGCTGGCGGGTCTTATGACGCAAGACCTTTCTGGTGCCGTTGGGAAAGTCATTGAAAAACTCAACGATATGACCGTCGCGGCACAGGATGCCTACAAAAAAGATGGATGGACCGGCCTGATTGGAGAAGTTACGGGCTTGGCCAATGTTGCCGACCGGGCAAAATCCGCATTTGCTGGATTAAAGGCAGTTATTGATGCACTAAAAAGCGGAGACATCTCTCTCGCGAAAGGAGATTGGGATGCCGTATATTGGGAGGGTTTCAATAACAAATATCAAAACCAGAAAGCAGGCCAGAAAGACACCAATTACTGGAAACAGTACGGCGAACGGATGGCAAAGCAGTATGGGCTTGATAAAAATGAAAGCTCCATTACAACCAGCCCGTCCGGCTCCTCCAGCGGCAAGCCCGGCTCAAAGTCCACTACCGAAACGGTCATTTCGTCCATCTCCAGAACGGCTACGACTACCGCTCAGAATGCCCTCGGCACCGTGACCACCAGCATCCAGACTCTGAGCGAAAAGGTCAAGGACAGCGCGGGAAGCATCAAAGACCGCATCACCGAGACCACCACCGAGACCGGCAAGGAGATGGTCAACGGCATCGAGACCACCTATAAACAGGTGGAGACCAAGGTCAACGGCGTGGTGACCAAAACCACAAAGACATACGACGATATGTCGAAAACGCTGGCGGCTACCCTGACCCGCACCACCAGCAAGGTAGAGAGCGGCGTGACCACGGCGATCCAGGAGGTCACCAAAAAATACGCCGACGGCTCCGAGCACATCGAAAAGACCGAGACCATCACCGAAGAAAACATCGTCGATGGAGTGGCCCGGACCACCAAGACCATCAACACCTATATCGACGGCGTGCTCCAAAACACCAAGGTTGACACCGAAGAGGCTGAAAAAAGCATCCAGGCTGCGCTTTCCCGCACCGAAAAGTACATCTCCGAGATCCAAGGGCAGTCTGACAAAGGCATTTTCGGGCTGGTGAAGTCTCTCTTTACTGACATCAAGAACAAAGACGGCAAGGCCATCGCCGGGGATGTGGTAAAGGTCATTTTCGGGCAGGTGACGCAAGAGCAGCGCAACACCATCCTGAAATGGGCAGACGATGCAATGACTGCCATCAATGAGCACTACGCGCAGGGCGGCATTCAGGGGGCGCTGCAGAGCATTGCAGGCCTTTTCAGCAACGGCATCACCCCAGCGGTCAACGGCTCCACCAAAGAAGTGCAGAGCTTTGCCGCCGCCATGAAGGGCCTTTCCGGCACCGGAGGCTCTGGCGGCATCGTCAGCAGCATCCTCAAGCTGTTCGGCGGCGGTACAAAGGCTGCGGCGGCTGCCGGTGAAGCCGGGGCCGGGCAGGCCATCGCGTCCGCAGCGGGCGGAGCAGCATCTTTCTTCCCGGAGTGCCTTGCTGTGCTGGCCGTCATCGCAGAGGGCGTTGTGGGCTTCAAGATGGGCCAGAACGCCCGCGCCCGCGAGGATTCTGGCGAAGAGCGCTCTCTGGGAAGCAAGCTCCTCTCCGGCGCACTTCTGGCGGCCACCGGCCCTATCGGCTGGATCAGCTACTTCTTCGGTAAAAAGTTTGGCAAAAAGTCCTCGTCTTCGTCTGCTGCGGCAGAAAGCGCCTCGTCTGGCGCCATGAGCTATCTGGACATTCAGGACGCCTACTGGTACGGCAACGAGCGGGCTTTTGCGGGCTACGACTACCGCAGCGACCCCTTTACCTACAACCCCAACAACAATTCCGTCCCCAAATATCAGGCAGAGATACAAGCCCAACTTGCAAAGCTGAGCACCGTAGTGGAGCAGTATCTGCCCGACGTGGCAAATCAGCAGATCGTGCTGGACGATGGTACCATTGTGGGCGCTCTCGCCCCGGGCATGAACGACCAGCTGGGCCATATCCAGATGCTTGCAGAAAGGGGCAACTGAGATGTACGAGATTTTTGCGTATCCCTACGGCGACCCCGAAAACAAGCTGACGGTCTATCAGCCGGGCAACCGGCAGGCTGTAGTGCTGTCGCCCAAGCTTACCCGCGAGGTGAGCAAGGGCGGCAGCCTTACTTTTACCATGCTGCGCACCCACCCCTGCTATGAGTCCATGCAGAAGATGTCCACCGCTGTGGCGGTGCATCAGGACGGCAAGGAGATATGGCGGGGCCGGGTGCTCAGCCACGAAGCCGACTGGCTCAACCGCCGGGTCATCTACTGCGAGGGAGCCCTCAGCTATTTCAATGACAGCTGCATTACCCCTTTCAACTACGAGGGCAAGCTGAGGGATTTTTTGGAATACCTCATCAAAGCCCACAACTCCCAGATCTCCGGCGGCAACGGCTACGAGGAGCAGACCAGCTACGACAAGATGAAAAAGTTTGAGCTGGGAAGGGTGACTGCCGCCCTCGGCGACCTTGTGGTGAGCTACGGCGACCGCAACCAGTACGGCGTGGGTGAGGACTACGGCAGCACATGGGACATCATCAGCAAAATGGTGCTCAAGACCTACGGCGGCTACGCTTACTGCACCTATAACTCCACCACCGGCATGAACGTGCTCAACTACTGCGACCAGGCATACGAGGCTGACCGGCAGACTGCCCAGAACATCGAATATGGCGTGAATCTGCTGGATTTCACCGAAAAGACCGACACCAACGACCTTTTCACCCGCATCTGGCCGATGGGCAACAAGCACACTGTCGAAGAGACCAAGACCCAGTGGAAGTACAAATTCCTCTGGTTTAAGTGGGGCTCGACTACCGTGACGACCGGCACCCACGAAGAGCGCTACGGCATTAACGGCACGAGCCAGAGCGCCGTAGACAAGTACCTCCCGAAAAAAGGCTACAGCTGGAATCGGGAATACGGGTGGATCCAGAACGACGAGGCCGTAAAAAAGTTTGGCGTGGTCTCCAAAATCAGGGAGTTTGACACGGACAGTAGCGACGCCACCTTTGCCGCCGCGGTGCAGGACCTGGAAAAGAACGACCTCATGACCATGAGCTATGAGGTCAAGGCCGTTGACCTTGTGGATGCTGGCTATGATACCGAGCGGCTGACCTTTGCCAGCTTTGCCCATATCATCAGCAAGCCCCACAGCATCGACGTGATCATGCTCTGCACCAAGCTGGTGGAGCCGCTGGATCACCCCGAGAAAAAAGAGTACACCTTTGGCATGACCCGGCGCACCCTCACTGACCGGGCCGTGGCAAATCTGGGCGTGACCAACGAGCTCTCCGAAAAGACGGCATCCACCAGCCGGTATGCCAGCGCCACACAGGTGGACACCACGCAGGCGGGCAAAACTGCCAGCGATTTCATCGACTACGCCCCCGCCTCCGGTATGACCGTTGGACACGCCAGCATCACGGCAAACATCCACTTTGGGACGGACGGCCTGACATTCTCCGGCGTGAAAAACGGCACCGAGCTGCAAAGCTGGTCGGGCTCCACCTTTGCGGCCCAGACCACGAGCACAGACCTCTCCGGCTATGCGGCGGTGCTGCTCACCTACGACGGCGACGCTGCGGCGTGGGCTGCTGCCGGGGGCAGGGGCCAAGCCTTTGCGGTGCTGCCGGTGAACGGCAAAACATACTCCATCCTCTTCCCCGGCGCTCTGGCCCAGCGGCGGGATGTCACGGCGTCCAAAAGCGGCGTGACCTTTGGCAGCGGATACCGACAGACGGCGACAGGCGCATGGGTGCAGGATGATACTGCCTGCCGTCCGGAGGCGCTGCAGGGCTTTATGTAAAGGAGCGTGATTTTTATGGGCAAGCTCATGGGAGCAAAAATCGGCTCTCTGCACACCTTGGACGACCTCGGCCTTTACCTGTTGGTTGGCAGCCCGCTCATCTCCGGTGCAGAGCCGGACAAAAAGCTTGTGCAAGTGCCGGGCGGCGATTTTTTGCTCGACCTCACCCGGGCTGTGGACGGCAAAGTACACTACCTCCAGCGTACCATCCGGCTTGACCTCAAATGCAAAGCTCCGCCGGATGAGCGCCGCAAGGTGCAGAGCATCCTCGAAAACGCCTTGCAGGGGCAGTGGCTGCGCTGCGTACTGGACGAAGACCCGGCCAACTTCTGGGTGGGTCTGTGGACAGTGTCGCCCCAGAGCAGAGACCGGCATACCGGCACATTTTCCATCACCGGCACCTGCAATCCCTACAAGTACAATGTCACCGCCTACGCGGGCGCAGACTGGCTGTGGGACGATTTTTATTTTGATGAGGACGTCATCTATGACGAGCCTACGGAGGTAAAGAGCCTGTGAACAAAACTTTTGAAGAAAACATCAACGACATCCGCAAGGCAAAGCGGGGCGTCGAGGTGCGGGAGGCTATGGCTGAGAGCCTTGAGTATGTGGAGGGCTTTGCCTCCACCGCTACCCAAAAGGCAGAGGAGGCCGCAGCCAGCGCCAAAACTGCCGCCGAGGCCAAGGAAGCCGCCGCTGCCTCTTCCCGGACCGCAGAACAGCAGGCGGGCATTGCCACGCAGCAGGCCGAGACTGCCACACAGCAGGCCGAAGCCGCCGAAAGCTCCAAAGCAGCCGCTGCGGAGTCCGCCAAACGGGCGGAGCAGTTTGCCAAGGAGACCGAGGGCCGGGTCACCACCGACCCCACCCTCACCATCTCCGGCGCGCCCGCAGACGCCAAAGCCACCGGCGACCGCATCAACGCTATCAAAATCGAGACCGACAAGACCCTCACCATCTCCGGCGCGGCGGCGGACGCTGCGGCTGTAGGCAGCATCGTACTGCCCCGGGTGGTGGTGCAGACGGAAGCGGGAAGCACCGTCACCGCAGTCAGCGGGGACAAAAAGGTAACTGGCACGGCCACCGACGGCAGCTTTTCTGCGGCCCTGCCCCACGACGGCGAGTGGGAGGTCACCGCCACGCTCGGCACCGGCGTGGCCACGGAGACAATGCAGGCGGAGTATTGCCGCACCAAGACCCTTACCCTGACCTACTACACCCTGACCGTCACGGTTAAGGCGGGCAGCACCGTCACCGCCCAGTGCGGGGACAAGACCGTCTCCGGCACGGTGCCGGAGAGCGGCAGCATCAAGCTGTATCTGCCCATCGCTGGCACGTGGACGGTAACGGCCACGTTGGGCGACGAGACCGCCGAGGGCAGCTTGGAGGTGAGCGAGTACAAGGACTATCCCCTTGAACTTGCATACACCCACATCTACGGCGCAAGCTGGGACGGCACCAGCACCACCAAGTGGAGCCGCACCGACGAGGCGGCAGACTTTACCGACCCGGTGCCTTACGTCGCGGGCGCAAGCAGCTATGGCAGTCCCTTTGACAACTTACAGCCCTGGGCGGGCATGGTAAAGAGCGAGCGCACCGGCGGCACGATGGTCAGCATCCCGAAATTTTGGTACAAGCTGACCCAAAACGGCAGGGGCATGAGCATTCAGATCGCCGACCGCGCGGTGGAGGGCTACAGCGTCAGCCCCGCCCACATGGACAGAGGCGACGGTCACGGTGAGCGGGACGTGGTGTACATCGGCAGATACCACTGCAACGGCACCTATAAGAGCGGCACCGGCAGCCCCAGGGCGAACATGACCCGCTCTTCGGCCCGCTCCGGCATCCACAATCTCGGCTCGACCATCTGGCAGAGCGATTTTGCCATGCGGTTTACTGTCTGGCTGCTCTATATCGTCGAATTTTGCGACTGGAACAGTCAGGCGAAAATCGGCTATGGATGCGGCAACGACAGCTCTCTGCAGCCGATGGGCTACACCGACAGTATGCCGTACCACACCGGTACGACCCAGAGCAGCCGCACCACCTACGGCTGCGGCACCCAGTACCGCAACATCGAGGGATTGTGGGATAATTGTTATGACTGGTGCGATGGCTGCTACTACAACAGCAATGGCCTGAACATCATCCTGAACCCCTCCAAGTTCAGCGACAGCAGCGGCGGCACGGCGGTCGGCGTTCCGTCCAATGGCTGGCCGTCCGCATTCAGGGTCAAGGCAAACGGCGACTTCCCGGTGTTTATCCCCACATCCGCGTCCGGTAGTGACGCAACGTACTCGTGCGATTACTGGTACTTCAGCTCGTCGAACCCGTGCCTCTACGTCGGTGGTAACTATAGCCACTACTCCTACTATGGTTTGTTCTACGTCAACTACAACAGCGCGTCGTACTATAGCGGGAACATCGGCTGCCGCCTCCAGGAACTCCCCAACGGGGGAGTCTGAGGGGGCCGCAGCCCCCTCAGATAACCGCGCCGTAAGGCGCTGAACTTTATAAGGGACTGTCTGTGCATTGCCGGTGTTTTTTTGTTCTCAGGCCTCGTGCGATAACTGGAACTTCAGCTCGTCGAACCCGTGCCTCTACGTCGGTGGTAACTATAGCCACAACTCCAACTATGGTTTGTTCTACGTCAACTACAACAGCGCGTCGAACTATAACGGGAACATCGGCTGCCGCTTCCTTTTTTGATATTTCCAATCTCACATATCCTTGGCACAGACAGCCGCACACCTCATGGTGAAGATAGGCGTTTTGGGAGCGGGCTAGTACACCCCGCAAGGGGCGCTGGAACGTCCGTACAGCTAAAAGGAGGGTATCCCAATGAAGAGAGCTGGAAAGCTCTTTGATACGTTAATCTCAGATGATAATTTGTTGCGAGCCATCGACGAAGTGAACCGCACCCACCACTGGAATCGAGGCCACAAGCCCAACACCTGTACGGCGTGGGTGGAGGAGACCAAGGCGCAGCGGGTGGAAGACCTGCGGCGAATACTCGTCGGCGGTTTTGAGCCGAAAAAGCCCCATGTCAGCCAGCGATGGGACGCCAATGCCCGGAAATGGCGCACCATCAGCGAACCGGCCCAGTGGCCCGACCAGTACGTCCACCACGCCCTCATCCAGGTCTTGCAGCCCAGGATGATGCGGGGAATGGATTTTTACTGCTGCGGCTCCATCCGGGAGCGCGGGCCGCACCGGGAAAAGAACGCCATCCAGCGATGGATGAAGTACGACCGCAAGGGGATGAAGTACGAGTTTTGTGGCGACATCCGCCACTTTTACGACAGCCTGACCCCGGAAGTCGTCATGGCCCGGATGCGGCAGCTCTACAAGGACTGCCGTGTCCTCGACCTCATCCGGCGCATCATCCGGGACGGCGTAAAGCTGGGGACGTACACTTCCCAGTGGTTCGCCAACGCCGTCTTACAGCCCCTTGACCGGCTCATCCGGGAGAGCGGCTATTGCAAACACTACGCCCGGTACATGGACAACATGACGGCATTCGGTCCCAACAAACGCAAGCTGCGGAAGCTCCGCTTACTGGTCGAAGACTGGCTTGACGCCCACGGCCTGCAGCTCAAGGGCGACTGGCAGGTGTTCCCGGTGGCAAAACCGCAGCGCAAAGAGCCGCTGCTCCCGCCCCGGCGTGGCTATGAGCGCACCAAAGGCCGCCTGCCGGATGCCGTAGGCTATCGCTACGGCAGAGGGTACACCATTCCCCGCAAGCGGAATCTGCTGCACATCAAGCGGGCGCTGGCGCGGTATCGCAAGCGCAGGCGGCAGGGGAGGCCCATCACGCCCAGAGCGGCAGCAAGTCTGCTCTCGCGCCTCGGACAGCTCCGGCACTGCAACAATTATCATCTCTATCAATGGCTGTTTCGGGGAGAGCGGGTCGTCCGCGACCTGAAGCACGTCGTCCGAGAGCATCGGAGAAAGGAGAACCTGACGTGGACTATGTTTTTGGCACAGAGGGCGGCGCTGAAGTCCTCAAGACCATCGGCGACGCTCACACCGGTCTGACCGGCTACCACCAGCTTGAGCGGGAGTATCCCGACCAGACCATCACCGACAGTTTCCGGGTCATCCGCAAGCTGCGCAGCGCGGAGGACGCGGAGGGGCGCTGCTATGACTGGTACGAGATCGACCGCCACTACCGGATGACCGACAAGACCGGACCCGTGGCGGAGCAGCTGGCAAAGACTGCCGCAGAGATGGAGGACGCCCTGTGCGAGCAGGATATGGAATCACAGGAGCGGCTGGCGACTATCGAGGACTCGCTGTGCGAGCTGGATGCCGCCGTCAACAAGTAAGGAGGATTTCAAAATGGACAAAATCTGGGCAAACAGATTGATTGCCGGTACCAAGACCTGGGCAGAGATGCCCGCATCCCGCCGCACCGGGGTCAAAGCCGAGCTGGCGAGGCGGGTGACCGACGGCGAGATCAGTGAAGAGTGGTACAAGGAGATCACGGGGGAGGACTACGATGGGTAAGCTGCTGGAACTTCTGGAAAAGCTGGTGCGGGCCATCTTTGGCCCGGGGGACGAGCGAGACACCGGCGAACCTGAGCCTGCGCCCCAAGCCCCCAAGGCAGAGACTGTCACCGGCTGGGAGGGTGACCCGCCCTATCGCTTTGTGGATGTGAGCCGGTATCAGGGCCTTATCGACTGGGCGCAGGTGGCTGCGGCGGGCTACAAGGGGGCAATGCTCAAGACGGTATCCACAAACCGCAAGTTCTCCAAGCGGGCAGACGGCCTTTATATCGACCCCACCTTTGAGACCAACTACCGCAACGCCCGGGCCGCCGGGCTGGACGTGGGCGTCTACTACTACACCTACGCTACCAGCGAGGCGATGGCTGATGCAGAGCTTGCCCTGCTGCGGCAGGCGGTCTACGGCAAGGAGTTTTCTCTCCCCATCTGCGTGGACGTGGAGGAAAACAAGCTCAAGCCCATGAGCACCCTCGACCTCACCAACCTCACCGCCTATGCACTGGAACAGGTGGAGAGAATGGGCTTTTACGCCCAGCTCTACACCTACACCGGTTACAAGTACGAGCTGGACATGGCTCGGCTGTCCTCTCGGTGGGACGTCTGGCTGGCCGACTACACCGGCAAGACGCCCAATGTGACGTTTAACTACAACGCTCACCAGCACACCAGCAAGGGCGCTGTGCCGGGCATCACGGGCAACGTAGACCTCAACGTCACCGAGCGCAACTACCCCAAAATCATCCGCAAGAAGGGTCTGACCCGTCTCCGGGAGGGTGCATGAGCGAAGCAATCATCATAGCCATTATCACCGGCGGTCTGAGCCTGATCGGCGTGATCGTCTCCAACAACCACACCGCCCAGAGCATGGACGCCAAGCTGGACAAGCAGCAGGCGGTGACAGAAACCAAGCTGGAAGAGCTGACCCGGGAAGTCCGGACACACAACAATTTCGCCCAGCGCGTCCCGGTGCTTGAAGAACAGATGAAGGTGGCAAACCACCGCATTGCAGACCTCGAAAAAGAGAGAGGAGAGTAATACATGGCAACGATCAATAACATTTTGGGCGTCATTCCCGCCCCGGTGGCGGCAGTGCTGATGCTGGGGGGCGTGATCTTTTACGCCTTGGGCTGCATCCGGCTGGGCTACGGCGCAGCGGTAAAGCCGCTGGTTCTGGACCTCATCGAGCGGGCCGAGCAGGAGATTCAGGGTACCAAGCGGGGCGCAGAGCGCAAGGCGTGGGTGACAAAGACCCTGCGGGCCGCTCTGAGCGCCAGCAAGTGGGGCAGATTTATCTCGTGGGCCATCACCGATGAGACCATCGGGCGGGTGATCCAGTTTTTCTTTGACCGGGCAAAGGCAGCCCTGAGTAAGGAGTAAGACCATGAACAGCACTATATTCGAGCAAACACCGCGCTATTATTATGATCAGCGTGCGTACCCGATTTTGTGGCCCGCAGTGTGTGATCATTTTGCCAACGGCGGCAAAATGGGACATCCCCGTGCCGTGACCGCTCAAGTGCGCAACGCCGGACAGCTGCCGCAGCCCTTCTGGCTCGGTGCTGCCTGTGGCGGCGGCTCGTGTAGTGCTGCCCGCTGCGCTGCAAGGACTTGACCGACAGCAGATGACCGCCACCATCAAAAGCGCACCGCTTGGGAGGGTAGACCGTAAGATAGCCTTACTGCGGTACGTTGAGCGGCTTCCGCTGCCGGACATTGCAGCGCAGACTCATTACAGCCGGACGGCGATAGGCTACCGGCTAAAAGGCATTGAAAAAATGCTGGATATGTGATATAATATAAATGTGCTAAGTGCCTTTAGAATTATATCTTACTTAGAGGTTTAGTTCTATATGGCTCAGTCTACAGCGTAATCTTGATGGGTTCCAGCCATCATGGTTACGCTGTTTTCTTTTTGTACGATTTGTGGTATAATATACCCAATAGAACCCGCCGAGCCTCTTAACAATGCGTATCATGGCGGGTCATTCAAGAGCCAACTCCGTGCTCAACGGAGAATTAAAAAAGCAGTCGCCAGATTCGGCGCTGAACAGCCTCCCGCCCGCCTACTTACAGTGCGTACCATGTGGGAGACGCAAAAAGTATCCCCCGGTGTTCCGTTTGGAGCATCGGGGGATTTTTATTTTTTGGGACATGGAAGCCCGGCAAGGCTCCATCCCTTATAACTTTGTACCTGGCGTTTCCGGGAAGATACGCCACGCATGGAGGATGCAACCGCCCGGAAACCGCTCGATATTCGCATGGCGGCTATATCATGCAACTCATCCCTGTAAATCGGCGATGGTAACGCCGCAAGCGGCTGCGATCTTTTCGAGGGTAGACACTCTCGAGACTGCCTTGCCGGACTCTGCATGCTGAATGGTTGCAGTGGACAGCCCGGTTTTTTCTGCCAAGGCCCGGATGGTTAATCCTGCGCTTTCTCTGGCTGCCTTGATTTTGACGGCAGACACGCCGAGCGTTTTATAATCGGGTGACATATATCCGATTTGGAACATGCCCTGCTGCTGCAACGGCAATGCTTTGAGTGCAAAGCTGTTATCCACGTCGTCGAGGGCTACATCCTTCAAGACGTAAGCGCAGGCGTTGTCAAGCTCCGGGGTCATTTTGTGGAGTTTGTGCGCCAGCGTAATTTTCATCATCACGCCGCGCACCGGAAACCGTGTCGCGTTGTCGAGGTCTGCCTGATTTACATGGTCAGGGTTGCAAGCTTCGTCCAGCAAGCGGTACAACTTACCCAGATTTCGGATGGTAGTGTTTTCCATGGTGTCCTCCTACTCGTTACTTGTTCAGCATATCCATCACGGCGTTGTAATGCTTTTCATGTTCTTCGCCAACAGCAAGCTCTTTTTCGACTTTTGCTTCCTGATAGGCCCGCTCTTCGCCGTAGATTTCGTTCTCGATTTCATCGGGGATCTCAACGAATGCCTGCTGCTTTTTACCATTGGCCATCACATACACGCCGAAAGCGTAATGCACGTTCTCCGGCCAACGCCCGATCTGCTGCTTGTAGGCACCAGCCTTCATTTCGCGACCGTTCACGAGCAGAGAATTGATGGTGTACTGCCACTTGCGGCAAGGGACCGCAACCTCGTTGCCATCATTCCAGAGGGTTTCTTCGGTGACGACCTTCACGTCAATGTCAAGATCAATCTTTGCGCCACGGGCTGTATTCCAAGAGTATTTCATTTTTGCGCCTCCTGTGTTGTTTTTGCGTTCCCTTTGACACCATTATTATACCACAAAACTAATACAACTGATACAGGCATAGTCACCAAACTTTGCCTTACTTTTTTGTCTATTTTGTATTAGTTGTATTAGTTCTAATCGAGCTTTTTGTCCTTCGTTGTACCTTCGTTGTCTCTCCCGCCGGGCGGCTCTGCTACACTGGGCGCAAAGGAGGCAAGCGCCAATGTGGAACAAGTTTAGCCCCAACCCCCACGGGAGCAGCGTTGGAGATTGCGCCGTGCGTGCGGTAGCAGCGGCCACTGGGCAGAGCTGGGAGCAGGCCTACATTGGATTGGCGCTGACCGGCTTTGCTCTCGGCGATATGCCCAGCGCCAACCGCACATGGGGCGCATACCTCCAAAAGCACGGATTCAAGCGCCGCCTTGTCGAGGCGGACTGCACCACCTGTTACACGGTGGCAGATTTTGCCCGGGAGTATCCGCACGGCGTGTATGTGCTGGGGTGTTCCGGCCATGTTCTGGCCGTCATCGATGGCAAGTGGTGGGACAGCTGGGACAGCGGTGCAGAATGCCCGATCTACTACTGGTATAAGGAGGACTAAACGATGCCGTACAATCCATATGGCTATCAAATGCCAAACTACTACAGGCAGCCTATGCCTGACCAGCTCACGCAGCTGCGGCAGAATGCCGGGTATCAGCCGCCCATGATGAGCCAACCGACAGGGCAAAGCTCCCCATCTACGCCTCCGATCATCTGGGTGCAGGGCGAAGAGGGCGCAAAAGCCTACATGGTAGCCGCCGGGAACAGCGTGCTCTTGATGGATAGCGAGAACAGCGCATTTTACATCAAGAGCACGGACGCAAGCGGAATGCCGCTGCCGCTCAGGGCCTTTGATTACAAGGAGCGCACCACGGCAGTTAAGATGCCCGCTCAGGCCGTCCAACAGCCCGGCGGGGAGTTTGTCACCAGGGCAGAGTTTGACGCTTTGGCAGCCCGCTGTGCAGCGCTTGAAAAGCAGGAGCCCACAAAAACCGAAACGGAGGTCAAGTGATCATGGCAAATCCTCTTTTTAATGCACTGGGCGGCGGCAAAGCATCATCCATGCCCGGCCCTATGGGCCAGTTCGGCCAGATGATGCAGCAGTTCCAGCAGTTCAAGGCTAATTTTCAGGGCGATCCAAAGCAGGAGGTGCAAAAGCTCCTGCAATCTGGGCGGATGAGCCAAGACCAGCTCAACCAGCTTCAGGCAATGGCTCAGCAGTTCCAGCAGTTTTTACACTAAGTCGTAACCGTGGCCACGGTCGAGATACACTTTTTATCAAAAATTTCGAAAGGAGTACAAAATGTCTCTTTCTTCTGACAACATCGGCTTGACTATGCCGGTGCAGCCCGCCAATACCAACAACGGCAACGGCTTTGGCTTTGGCGGCGATGGTTCGTGGTGGATCATCGTGCTCTTCCTTTTCATCTTCTGCGGCTGGGGCGGTAACTGGGGCGGCAATCGCGCCGGTGCCGGCGCCGGCGTCGTGGATGGCTACATCCTGACCAGCGACTTCGCCAACATCGAACGCAAGATTGATGGCGTAAACAACGGTATGTGTGACGGCTTCTACCAGCAGGCACAGCTCATCAACGGCGTCCAGCAGACCGTGAGTAACGGCTTCATGTCCGCCGAGATCAGCCGTGCAAATCAGCAGGCGGCATTCATGCAGCAGCTCTCTGCAATGCAGATGCAGCAGCAGGAATGCTGCTGCGAAAACCGCTCTGCCATTCAGGGCGTCAACTACAATTTGGCCACCCAGTCCTGCGAGACCCGGAACACGGTGCAGAACACCACCCGGGACATCATCGACAACCAGAACCAGAACGCCCGCGCCATCCTTGACGCCCTGACCGCACAGCGCATCGAGGCAAAGGACGCAAAGATCGCTGAGCAGGGTCAGCAGCTGTTCGCAGCACAGCTTGCGGCATCTCAGGCAGCCCAGAACGAAACGCTCAAGGCCTACATGAGCGGTCAGCTGGCCTACTACAACCCGCGCCCTGTGCCCGCATTCCAGGTACCCGCACCCTACCAGTACGGTAACTGCGGCAACGGTTGAGGCTGCAACGGTTGCGCCTAACCGAATAACGGCAACTGACTGCAAATTGTAGTCTGTTCAGCCCCTGAGCTGATTTTGCAAACCAGAGCGCCGGGGCAGCAGTCCCGGCGTTTTTATTATGAAAGGAGCCGATAAAATGGCTGAGTTTAGCAATTCTAACACCGTCAGCGTGGCAGCGGGTGAAAACCTTCCCCTGACCGAGACCGCAGTGAAAGCCCCTGCTTGTATCGTGCACCGTGAGGGAAGCGGCCTTGTGACCTTGCGCGGTCTGACCAGCGGGCAGTGCCGGGCCCGTTTCAAGGTAAGCTTTGGCGGCAATATCGCCATTCCCACCGGCGGCACTGTGGGACCCATTTCCGTGGCGCTGGCTGTCGGCGGTGAGTCGCTGACCAGCGCGACCGCCATTGTCACCCCGGCGGCAGTCGAAAATTACTTCAATGTTTTCGTGGCTTCGTTCATCGAGGTGCCGCGTGGCTGCTGCGTGACCGTGGCGGTTAAAAACACCAGTACGCAGGCAGTCAGCATTGCAAACAGCAATCTAATCGTTGAGCGAGTAGCATAAGAAAGGAGATAAAGTCATGCTGGATAAACTGAATCATTTGAAGGATGAGATGTGCGACGAGCTCATGGAGCTGACCGACAAAAAGAACCGCTCTCCGGGCGATGTTGAGATGATCGGCGAGATCGTGGACATCATTTTGGACATTCACCGCATCGAGGATTACTGCGAGGGCGGCGAGTACAGCCGTACAGGCGAGTGGGAAGCCGACATGCGCGGATCTTTCAACCGCGACGCCGGAAACGGTTACAACCGGGGCAACAGCTACGCAAACCGAGGCCGGCACTATGTCCGCGGCCACTACTCCCGCACGGATGGCCGTGATCGCATGATCTCTGACATTGAGGACATGATGCAGGACGCCACCGGCGCAGAGCGAGACGCTTACAAACGCGCGGCGGACATTCTGCGCAACGCATAAGGGAGGAGGGCGGCAAGTATGGACATCGACGAAATCAACACCCATATCCACAAGCTGAAATGCGGATCGACCGACTGGCAGAGCGTGGAAAAACTTGCCGCCCTCTGCACTGTGAGAAATGAGCTGGAAGAAAAGCAGACACCGGCAGAAATGCAGACTCAAGCGCTGCCTCCCGCGTCGTACCCGGCGGCATACTCCACAAAAGCAAATCCGCAAAGCGAGTTCGTGGAAGCGGCCAGCGCCGCGCCCTTTGGAGGCTTGATGGAAGTGCTTGATGAGCACATGAGCGCCATAAAGCTTGCATATCCGAAAGAGTATGAGTTGGTCATGCGGAAGATTTCTGACATAATAAGAAACCAACAAGCAACCAACTTATAAAAATAAATCGTTATATCGAATAAATATATTGATTTGTAATCAGTGGGTTGCAGGTTCAACTCCTGTCACCAGCTCCAAAAAATAACGCATAGACGATGAAAGCGATTCGTCTATGCGTTATTTTTTGTGAAAAAGTGATGCAAAACGACCTGAAACGGTGTGATAAACTACCAAATAAGCTACCACGAAACTCCGCTCAGTCTTCCTCGTTTTCACGTTCTTCAAAAAGGCTTTCAGCTTTTTTCATCTCATCGGTGAGGAATTTCTGACGGTGAGCAACGTAATATCTTGCAGTGGTGGAAAAATTTGTGTGTCCCATAATCTTTTTTGTTGCAGTAGGCGCCACATTTGCTTCAACGAGAAGGGTAGTTGCAGTGCGGCGCAAGGCGTGGGGGGTAATGCGGTCTCTAATCGGAGTGTCGGCTTGGTTTATTCCAAGATCAAGCATCAGCTTACGGAAAGAATGCTCAACATTGTTTTTGTCCTTTTTGTTTCCGCTTTCAGTGGGAAGAAGATATTTTTCTCCGATGCTCAACAACATCCATTCTGCAAGAATATTCTTGATCGGGTTTAAGATAGGAATAAAGCGTCCCTTTCCAGCAGCAGTCTTTTCGCCACCGGTCAGATTGCCGTTTTCTAAATCAACATTATCTCTAGGCAAAGAAAGAAGCTCGTCAATTCTCATTCCGGTGTATAAAAGAACCATTGCGATCTGCGCCGTTAAGTGCATTCCGTTTCCAGGATCGTCTGCAACGGCTCGGATTTTAGCTGTCTCTTCCGGCGTAAGGATCCTTTCCTTTGGGCTGGGCGCTGGCGGAAGCTCTAACCCATCAGCATAGTTTTGGTTGATAATATCTTGCTTCATGGCATATATGCATAACTGTCGAAATAAACCTTTTTGCTTTTCGCATAGGCTTCGGGATTTTCCGTCTGCGGAAAGTTCATCAATAACTTTTTGATAATCTTCCGTTTTAAGAGTGCGCACTTCGACGTTCCAAAGTTTTTCAGCTTTGCTGTAAGCTCTTACATACCCGTCTTTTGTGTCCTCACCGATGCTACTAAAGTGCGTAGCGCTCCATCTTCTGTAGATCTCCGCAAAAGTGGATTTTAAGCGCTCTGCCGGTGTCCTCTGAGCATTGTAAGTATCCAGGGCCTGAATGGCTTCTCCGGGAGATGCATAGTGTCCAAGAACTGTTTTGCCTCCATCCTCCGATGGAACAACGGCAACATACGGTCTGCTTCTATTTCCGTCAGCCTTTTTATATACACTGCCGCTGCCCTTTGGGCGGCGGCGCTTTTTTCTTTGCTGCGGGGCGGCTTCTGGCTGCTTCTTGCCGCAGTAGGGGCAAAAAGATGCGTCGTCCGGGATTTCCCGACGGCAGCAGGCGCGAATGCACTTCAAAGCTCTTCACCTCGCTTTGCGGTATAGTCGGCCTCGCCGCTCTTTGCGGCCTCTTTTCCCGCCTGGTATGCCGACTGCAGCAGACTCACCGGAGGCTGGACTTCCCACGGAATCGGGTCTGTTCCTGTAGCCACGGCAAACCCGTAATTGTCCAGTATTTGGCCGCAGACGGATACCTTGTTTTGCAAGGGAGTGTGCAGGTTTGCGCACACCTCAGCAAACACCGCCGGTGGATAGCTGCCATGTCGGCCCAAAAGGATAAACAGCACCATCTCTTTTACAATTCGCGGCGCTGTGCGAAAGTATTCTGTAAGCGCCTCATCCAGCTCTTCGTCTGATTTGCGCTGTACGGGCTCTTTATAAAGTTCTGGGTGCAGCATTTCTTGCATGGCGGGGAGCGGAGAAGTCCCGCAAGCCTCGAACCAGTCCATTATCTTGTCAGCTGGTGGGCTGGACGCCCCGCACTCCCAGCTCTGGATCGTAGCCTTTCCCTTGTTGATCCGGCGGGCCATGTCGACTTGGCTCAAGCCTGCCGCGACTCTGGCCCGCGCCAATGCGACACCAAGCTTTTCCGCAGTAAAGTAGCTCATCAATTATAACCTCACAAATTTCCATGCCATAAAAACAAAAAGTGACATGGGAAAAACCCATGCCACTCGACAGAGCGGAAGTCCTTCAAGTTTTCCCATAAAATGGTAAAATCTAAAACAAGTTGGACAAATTGAACAAAAACAGAGGTGAAATAAAATGGATTTCGAGCAAAGAAACGGCAAAGAAAACGAAATGACCATCATTGACGGGATGCCCGCCACCGTTTTGACGGGTACCGCGCATACACCTGAACCTTGGGAGGACTAAAGATGGACAAGATGAAGCTGTTTTGCACCCACATCCGCGCCGCGCTGGCCTGCTATGAGGATATGCCGCCCGAGGGACAGGCCCGGGCTCGACTTTTTGTGATCCGCAAGGCCGGGGCCATCCGGCAGCTCAAGGCCGCAGCAGACGCACCCGGCGGGGAGCTGGCCGGGGAGCTGTTGCAAAAAATGCAACAACCTTGCAACCACGGATAGCAACGTGCATATTTTGCACGTTGTTCGCATAAAACACGCGTATTTAGCAAAAAGTCGGCGTAAAATTCGGCGATTCAGCGCAAATGCTAAATTTTTCGCGCATTTTTGCGCGATTAAACGCACTTGACGCATTACAATCAACGGTTGTATAATGCGGTTGTGAAAAAGTTTACTGTTTCTTGCGATATATAACTTCAAGGCCGTAATCCGGATGATAAGACCAAGAGACCGTTACCTTGTCAAACTCTTCTAGTTGACGCCCATCGATGGCGCGAGTCTTCAACATTTCTTGATAAATCCAGTCCGGAAGGCCAAAAAATTTGTTGAACTTCTGGATTTCATTGAGTGCACTATCTTGAGACAGAGACCCGCCAGAGATGTTTGACGGATTTGTGTCGATCATGAGGTAAGACTCGTCATCGGCCAGCGTGACGGTCGTGTTTGTATAAAGATCGCTGAACAACTTGAAATTTGGTTCAACATTGTGGCTGTAGATGACCTCCCACAGGCAATCTTGAATCGAAGTATACTCTTTTTCTCCGTCAGATTTTTCCGCAACTCTTTCGGTGATCCAGATGATTGGCGTTCCATCATCAGCTGGAATCTGGACTTCGCCTTTAAGCGTAATGGCCTGATTCTCGAAAATTTCTCTGCAATATTCATACACGCCGTTTCTGACGGCGGCATACCATCGCTGCCCATCGTCAGAAACCACAGAAAAGCACTTAAAATCCCACTTGTTGCCTTTGTATGTGTCAAGGTATGTATAGTAGTAGTTGAAATCCGGGATTCCTGAGAACTCAATGTACGAGCCTTTTTTATATTGAGTCTCCGCCGCAAAGGCTGTCGTGGCAAAAGGGATGGACAACGCCGCAGCCAGCCCCAATGCAAGAAATATTCTTCTTTTCATGATTTATACCTCACATATACAAAAAATAGGCAGCCAACCAGCTGCCGGAAAACTAAGTTATCAAAGAAAATGCCAAAGGAGGAAAACAAAGTGGAAGAAAATAGCACAAAATTGATGAAAGAAACCACAGAATGTGTTATACTTGAGAAAATCAAGCTTGCACTTTCCCTTGGTATCGACGTAGATAAACTCTTAAAGGAGGCAATGCAAAATGTCGAATAATACGCTTCTTTTCATCATCGCCGTGTTTGTTATCGCGATGTTTGCGATTCTCGCTTACGAGTTCCTTCATCTCAATGACTTTGCGCTTTTTCAAGCTAAGCTCAAACAGGAGCCGGAGCAAAAGTGCGTCGGCATCCCTTTAGAGTACCTTAAAACAGAAGTTACTTATAAAGGTGTTACCCTTGCAGACCTTATGGAGCTGTGCCCTGATACGCATTTCCATATCAAAGACGGTCTTGGCGGATACCTTTCCATTACACTCGGCAGCAAAGAAGCAAGAGCACCGCGCAAATACAGATCTGTATACGTTACCAGCCTTGACCCTTGCTCCTATGAGCTGGAAGTTTCAGACTCTTCGCTCCTTTGAGTCACCAAAAGCGTCAATAACGTACTCACAACAGCAGAGATCACCGCAATGGCAGCGCTTTGAAAGAACTGTCTGCGGCTGATTCTCTGCTTTCTTTGTTGGTCAACAAAATAAGTTTTTCCTTTATCCGTCAGCCTAACAACAGCGGGATTGTTTTCTCCTATGCGAACACTTGGTTCAATACCTTCTACTTTTACATATCCATCAGCACGAAGAATCGACAAAACCGAGTCAACATTTTCTTCTCCTACGACCCGATTTAAGTACGCCTTTCCTAAATAACCATTACGATTTTTACTTTCATAATAATCATAAATGGCTTTGATGGCCTTTTCTTCCTGTTTTAGATTAGCCATTCCCGTTACCATCCATTATGTTTAAGGCTGCATCAATGGAAATGTCCAGCGAGTTTAGAAAAGCTTCCTGCTGTTTTGTCGGCAACTTTCTCAGCTTATCTAATATAGTATAAGCTTTTGCTTTCACATCTGCATCCAGCTCACTCTCTTCACTGGGAGTGGGCTTTTCTTTTTGCTCCGGTGCTTCGCCGGTCAAATCCGAAATCGAAACACCGAAGTAATCGGCAATTTTTTGAAGATTTTTAAGTGATAGACTTGTAGTTCGACCTCTTTTTAGCTCAGAAAGAGTGCTTCGCGTTACTCCAACTTTACTACAAAGAGTTCCGTCTTTAATGTTCTCTTTCTCGCACAGGGCGTGGATGTTGTTGTATAAATCTGACATAAAATCACCATCCATTTTGTGCAAGCATACAAATGTACAAATATTCGTACGAATCTATTGACCTGTACGAACATTTGTACTATAATGCAAACATCGGGTACGAAACTTTGTACAGTATAAAATCTTTGCACCTTTATATTAGTACATTTTCCCGTACCTGTCAAGATGATTTTTCAAAGGAGGTACGAAATTTGAGAGAAACCGCATTATCCCCGTTTGGCTTGGAAGCAAAAATTGCAATGCTCAAGCGGGGAATGAAGCAGGTGGAACTGATTGACCTTGTGAAGCAGGATACAGGACTGTACGTTGATGACAGTTACATGTACAAAATTCTGCACGGTGACAGAAGCGCGCCGAAGGTTATTCAGAGCATCTGCAAGATTTTGGAAATCGAGTATAAGGAGGACGTAAATGCCTGATTTTGAAACATTTCTGCTTGCACTTGCATCGATTGCACTCATTGTCGTTGTTTTTGGCTTTTCGTGGGCTGTTATTTCCGGCCTTTGGTGGCTTATCTGCAAGCTCATCGGTTGGCAGTTTTCTTTCGGCGTATCAACGGCGATCTGGATCGTTGCAATGCTGCTGAAGTGGGTAACGAGCCGCAAGTGACAAGGGAGGCAAAGCCGTGAACCAAAACAAAAAGCCCAGTTGGAGAGAACGGCTTTCCAACTGGACCTCGGCTGACTACATGATCGCATCCATCATCATCACGTCAGTCAACATAGGTATTGTAGCGTTTCAAGTGTTGCTGCTAATCCAAGTCATAGGAGGCAAGGCGCTGTGAAAGATTACCAAATTCAAATCCTTGCCCTCTGCATTGAGATCATTGCTTTGGTTGTCATTTTACTAAAGCAATAATCATTGACACGATGGCTATTAGCATCATTGCGAAATTGTAGACCCTGTTAAAACGGTCGTTTTTCGCTTGCTCGATTTTGTATTGCACATAATCATCCCTCAGTTTTTGCAATTCGGCTGCGGTCTGAAGTTGAGCGTTGTCGATTTCCCGGCGCTTTTTCCAAACCGAGCCGTCCGGGTCAGCGACATTCACTCCCGGCGTTTTGTAATTGTAACGTTCAAGTTCGTTTGCACGCTGGTTGAAGTATTCCCACTGATTCAAAATCCCACCCCCTTCCCTGCCTATTATAACAGGCACCGGGGTGGACGACAAGAAAGGACAAAACATGGCAAACATTCAAATTTTCACAAGCCCCGAGTTCGGGGACATCCGCACGGTAGACCAGAACGGCGAGCCGTGGTTCGTGGGCAAGGACGTGGCGGCAGCGCTGGGCTATGCAAAACCCGAAAACGCGCTGGCGGCCCATGTCGATGAACAGGACAAAACCACTACCCTGATTCAGGGTGATGGTTCCAACTACAAGAGCAAAACCACCGTTATCAACGAGTCCGGCTTGTACAGCCTGATTTTTGGCAGCAAACTGGAAGGGGCCGTGCGGTTCAAGCGCTGGGTGACAAGCGAAGTATTACCCACCCTGCGCAAGACGGGCAGCTACATGATGCCCAAACTCAGCAAGGAGATGCAGGCGCTGTTTATGCTGGACAACCGCACCCAGCGGCAGGAAGAGCGGCTCACCGCGTTGGAGAACACCATGACGGTGGATTACAACCAGCAGCGTGTGCTGCGCAAGGCCATCAGCCGGGCCGTCATCGCGGCGCTTGGCGGCGAGGACACCCCGGCCTACATTGACAACCACGTGCGCAGCAAGGTGTACAGCGAGTGCAACCACGATGTGCAGGACTGGTTCCGGGTGAACAGCGTGGGCAACATCCCCCGCAAGCGCTTTGACGAGGCGGTGGAGTACATCCAGCGCTGGAAGCCCAGCACCAACACCGTGATGCTGATCCAGCAGACCAACGGGCAGACCAGTTTGTTTGCCGCAGCTGCTGCCCAAAGGAACACCACCACCTCCGGGAAGCTTGTTAAGGAGGTATAAGCATGAGTGAGAAGATCATCGCCTACAAGGCCATGGACAAAAATATGCAGTGCCGTGGCAAGCAGTACGAGGTGGGCAAGACCTACCACGAGGACAAGGCGGACTGCTGCCACGCTGGTATGCACGCCTGCGAGAACCCGCTGGATGTGCTGCACTACTACCCGTTGAAGGATGGCCCGCGCTTTTTTGAGGTCGAGTGCGGCGGGAACGTGGATAAAAGCGAAGAGGACAGCAAACTGGCTTGCACTGAGCTGACGGTAAAAGGTGAGCTGAATTTTGCAGGGCTGGTAAAAGCTACGGTGAATGCCGTTTTTAATCGGGTGAAGGGCAAAGAACCTTTTTCGAGCGGCTATTCCAGTACGGCTGGTTCGAGCGGCAATTCCAGTACGGCTGGTTCGAGCGGCTATTCCAGTACGGCTGGTTCGAGCGGCTATTCCAGTACGGCTGGTTCGAGCGGTGATTACAGTACGGCTGGTTCGAGCGGCAATTACAGTACGGCTGGTTCGAGCGGTGATTACAGTACGGCTGGTTCGAGCGGCTATTCCAGTACGGCTGGTTCGAGCGGTGATTCCAGTACGGCGGCAGCCACTGGGGCTTATTGCAGAGCAAAAGCATATGGAAAAGACAATGTTGCAGTCGCAAACGGCGCACACAGTAAGGCACGGGGTGTTCTTGGCTGCTATCTGGTGCTGACTGAGTACGACAATGACGGCAATATGCTGTGGGCAAAGATGGCAAAAGTAGACGGTGCTCACATCAAGGAAAACGTCTGGTACACGCTCAAAAACGGCGAGTTTGCGGAAGTAGAGCCGTAAAAAAGCACTGCAAAACCAAATTGAAAGAAAGGAGCAGGCCATGCAAAAGCCGAGCCTTACGATAGGCGAATGCGTCCAGATCCTTCGGGACAACAACATCTCAAAGACTGAAAAGGTCTTGGGAGCGCAGATCCAGGCGGGGCTGTTTACCAGCTGGGCGATTCCGTCCGTAGGAACAAAAGAACCTTGCCCTGACATCTCACGCGCCAGGTTTATGGCGTGGGTGAAGGACTTTTACGAGCTCAAAAAGGTTTATACAAAGGAGGAACCGAGAGAATGAGAAAGAAACCGATGAATTTTCGACTCATCTTAGCGCTGGACGGGCTGGCTTTGCTGGCAATCATCGGCGCGGTGCAGGTAGGGCGCTGGGCGTGCTCTTTGATGGCCGTTGCGCTGACCTACTGGGGCGGCTGGGACATCGCCGAGGCTGCGCATGCCGCGCCTTGGATTATTGTTGCATCCACTGCCGGGCTGGCGATGTCGTTTTATGGGATATATGAGGACAACAAACGGTATAAGCGCAGCGGTTACAGCAAAATCGTCCGCAACCATGCCCGGAACCCGGAGTATCCGCAGGATGAGGAGAAGGGCGCATGAAGCTGGAAGAGTTGATTCGGCAGCAGGCCGAAGAGCACCTGAAAACAGCCACGCGGCTTGCAACGGAGTCCGCGCTCACGGGAGACATCTGGCTGCGGGTCATCTGCCGGGAAAAATCAGAGGTCTATAGCGCGGCAGCAGATGGGCTGCTCACAGCTCTCCACGATGCGGAGGATGTCGCACATGGCTGATTACATCCACTATGTCACATGGTACACCGTGTACAGCGCCAAGACCGGTGAGGTGGTGGCAGCGGGAACGTCCGCCATGTGCGCTGCGAAGCTTGGATACAAGACCGCCAACAGCTTTGTGTCTTCCGTTGGACACCGACGCCATGGAAAAAAGCGCCCGTACAAGTACATTTTTGAGCAGGAACGCATTGATCGTGCGGAGGTTGACTGTCTCCCTCCGCTTCGCCGTTACTGCAAAAAGAAAGGCCAGTATGCGAAAAGGAAGCAGGAATATGAACGGTAGATATATGCGAGCCGCAGAGATTCGCTGGAATAAGCGACAGCCGGAACGGTTGCGGCACATCCATCGGAATGAAGCTCAAAAACAGCAGGCTTCATTCTGCTGCCATGCTTACCATAAAGGGGATCCTGGCAGATGCGATAAACTGGTTTTTGCCGGTTTTGACCCCGTGTTATCAAGTGTGCAGGCTCAGCATTGGGCGGACGAAAACTGGCCGCTTTATGACCATGTCGACGTCTTGGATTCTTCGGGCCGCAAGATTTACGGGAGACTAACTATTAAAAGTCAAGCCCCAAAATGAAAAAATCCGCCAACCGA